AAATGGTAGCGTGGTCAAGATGTATTTGATCGGTTCATTAGCAAAAGCTTTGTCCCGTCCTACAAAAACTATAAGATGGTGGACAGAGAGAGGTACACTACCTATGTCTCCTTACCGACTTCCCTCAACATTTGGAAAAGACGGTCAGGAATATGTCGGTCGTAGACTGTATAGTAAAGCAATGATAGATTCAATCGTAGAACTTTTTCAAAAAGCTGGACTTTATGAAGAAAATCCTATAGACTGGTCTTTACACCGGAATCTTAGCGATAAGATAGCCGAGGCGTGGGAAACTATCCGCGCAGAAGAAAACAAACAAACAACAACTAAGGAAAAAAATGCCAATTAATAATGCCCCAGATGCCGCTAGCTACCTTGCAGACGACATCGATGCCCGCCCATCACAGGCCACAGCAACATCCACATCAGTTCAATCTGGTTGGGATGCAGCTGAGACCCTAACCACCTCAAGCGAATTTCCAACGGAAGTTAAGTTTGAGGAAAACCAGCACCAGGTCTTCAAGTTTCTTGACGAGAATGGCCCATTTGCTATCTACAAGCAGCACTTCCTAAAGCAGAAGACGAGCGGTAAACGTTCATATGTCTGTATTGGTGCTAATTGCCCACTTTGTATCAAGTTGCAAGACCGTCCGGAGAATAAGCGCGCTTTTACTGTCGTGTCTCTAAACTCTCCATTAGGTATTCAGCGTCAGATGCTTATTTCAGGTGCACGTCTATATCAGGCTTTGCACGCAGCTCACTATTCACCACAGGGTCCTCTTACAAAGGGATACTGGGCGATTGTGCGTATTGGTAAGGGTCCACAGACCACTTACACTGTGACTCCGATTAAGGAACGTGACTTAGAAGAAGATTGGAAGTTAGATGCAGATGCTGCAGCTAAGTACATCACTTCATCTGAGGTTTATTCACGCAACCTTATCAAGGAACACTCGTTCGAGGAACTCGACGAGATCGCGGATTCACTAATCTAAATCCAATTGCAATAGGCGGGGACTTGACATCCCCGCCTATTACGCTATTGTGGAGATACTATGAATATTATTACTACTGCCGAACAACTTGCCGAGATGGTAGATTTCTACCTAACTCAAAATGCCTTTGCTTTTGACGTTGAAACCGTAGGCCCACGCCGCGGTATGACCCCTGTAAATGAAGTCTTATGGATTACATTTGCAACTAATGGCCGATGTGATGTTATCCCTATGGGGCATCCACACGGCGACTTTGTTGAAGAAGTTTTTCCGCTTACCGGTCAGGGCGAAGTTCGTAAGGAAAAAGGCTTGACTCTACGACCTAGCGACTATAGCCGTGACAGTAAGAAAGCAACTAAATTATTTGGACCAGCACCGGAACAGATGTATCCAGCTGAGGTGTTTAAGGCACTAGAGCCATTAATGTTTTCTGAAGATGTCCTCACCATTGGTCACAATCTTGTGTTTGACCTTACCTCTATCTCAAAGTATTACAGTGGCCGAGTTCCTACTGGCCCTTACTTTGACACCATGATTGCGTCATTTATATCAGACAACCGTAATAAGAACAAGTGTGGTCTTGCTGACTGCCTTAAGCGTGAGTTTGGGTATGAGATGGAAAAAGGCGTTGGTAAAGAAGTAGAGGTATACGACTTCAATACTGTTGCCAAGTACGCCTATCTAGATTCAAAGTACACGTTCTTATTGTGGAAATCTTTAGTTCCTAAAATAGAGGCTGGAGACCTCAATCGCGTATTTGCATTAGAGATGGATGTGCTACGTGTATTATGCGACATGAAGTTAACTGGCGCAGTTATTGACACCGTTTCTTTAGAGCAATTAAAGATTGACCTAGAGGCTAAAGTAGATGAGGCACGCGCTAGTATCTACAAAGCCGCTGGTCGTGAGTTTAATATTAACTCTAACCAGGAAAAGCAAGTCTTATTGTACGGCGCTAAAGAAAATGGCGGTAGGGGCCTAAAACCTAAAGTCCTTACTACTAAAGGTAATCAAAAGGATAAAGAAGGCGGAGACCTATCTCAGTCAGATTATTCGGTATCAGCTGAGGCTTTAGAGCCTTATCGCGATAAAGACCCACTAGTTACTGCCATGCTAGAATACGCAGACTATAATAAGCTTCTTTCAACCTATGTTATTCCGTATCTAGGCGGAGAGATTGAACGTACTACTTCCGGTAAGACCCGTACAGAAACCAAGGATAGCCTTTTAATTAATGGCCGACTACATGGTGATTTTGTACAGCATGGGGCTGAGACAGGCCGTTTCTCAAGCCGTAACCCTAATCTACAAAACGTGCCTGCACCGCATACCGCACATGGTAAAGCTATCCGTAACTTGTTTACGGCACCACCGGGACAGAAATTAATTGTTGCTGACTACTCACAAATTGAGCCGCGTGTTATTGCGTCATTTTCGGAAGACCCAATTATGATGGACAATTATTTAGAAGGTAAGGATATTTATACAACTATTGGTGACACAATGGGCGTTGACCGTAAAGCGGGTAAGGTACTCGTACTAGCTATGGCGTATGGTGTTGGTCCAGATAAGATTGCTGCATCTATTGGCTGTACCAAGACTGAAGCTAAAGACTTATTAGATCGATTTGCTAAAGAGTTTCCCGCAATTTCTGCTTATCGTTCTAAGGTTATTTCAGCCACACGCGCAGGCAAACCGGTTCCTTATGTAAAAACGTTAACGGGACGTCGTCGCTATCTACCTGAAATTATGTCTAGGGATAACGGATTCCGTGCTGGTGCTGAGCGTCAGGCGTTTAACACAAAGATTCAAGGAAGTGCCGCAGACATTATCAAGATTGCTATGGTTCGTGCTTGGACAATGATTCCAAAAGAAGCTAAAATAATACTTACTGTTCACGATGAACTGGTGCTAACTGCTCCGGCAGAGTTGGCAGAAGAAACAGCAGAAAAACTACGCGAGGCTATGGAGGATATTCAAGTGTTAAAAGTACCATTGATTGCTGACATTAAAATTGTAGATAAATGGGGAGAGGCAAAATGACTTGGCCTATTAGCCACGACAACGAAGGTTCTCACGAAATTAGTAAGATACCAATTACTACGCTATTTCGGTGGCTTTTATATGACATTAGTAGTGATGATGCCCCGCTGTACTCGCATGTGTTTAATCTAACACCGGTTAGTGAAGAAGGCCACCTTAAAGAGCAAAATGATTCAGATATTAGATTAGACAATATAGAAGAATTAGTACCTTTATTGACTTTTTACGCTACTGCCACTACTGAATTTGCTTTTAATTTGCATAAAACTAAATTGACTAAATTAGAAGGCATCACAGAAGATATGGTTGATGCTTCAGAAGAGTCTTTTAAAGAGTTTTATTACCACATGGTTTTTGCAGGTTTGCTAAGTTCTTTCTCAGCCTTAAAAGAATTAGATATAATTAAATTAAACACCATTCATACCAGCATTCAAGAAGGAGAACTATGAGCAATTGGTGGGCAGATAAACTTGGCACGCCACGCCAATCACAACCTAGATTACCGGAACAGCAAATTCCAGTAGTAAACCCTGGGATAGCTCCGCAGTACCAAGGATATACTCCTAATCAGGGCTACCCGCCAGTTACTCAGCAGCCTCCATATAACCCTGAACTAGCCGGCCGCACACTTCCAGCTAGTGCTGTAAATGCAAGTCGTTGCCCTAATTGTTCTAGTGGCAATTATGGCAAGATGACAGTAGAAACAGCAGCTCGCTGTTATGACTGTGGTTACCCTATCCAGCAATCTGGCTCAGGTATGCCAGGGGTTAGAATACCAAGCAGCGGTAATACTGAAGCTACTAAGCAAGTAAGCACCGCAAATAATTTCAACCCTAACACCATCATAGATAGGATTGGCTAATGTCTAAAGTAGTAGATGCTGTAGTAGCAAAATTAAATAAAAAACTTGGTGAAAATACTATTGTCAAGGCGTCTGAGATTGTACCTATGACTAGGTTTACATCGGGCTCATTGTCATTGGATATGATTTTGGGCGGTGGTTGGCCAACTAATCAATGGCATGAGATTATTGGTGAAGCAAGTAATGGTAAGACCGCATTAGCCCTTAAAACCATTGCAGCTAACCAGAAAATTAACCCTGATTTTACTACTATTTGGATTGCTGCCGAACAGTGGGTACCAGAATATGCAGAGATGTGTGGAGTAGATTCCTCACGAGTATTTGTGTTCAGTAGCAACGTTATGGAAATTGCTTTAACAGCTGTCTTAGAATTTGTAGAAACTAAAGAAGTTGACTGTGTAGTTATTGACTCACTTCCAGCCCTTGTACCTTCAGCAGAAGACGAAAAAGAAATGGAAGAATTTACAGTTGGCCGTGGCGCAATGCTTATGGGTAAGTTCTTCCGTAAGATGGAACGAGCTGGCAAACGCAGTATGTTAGGCGAAGAGCGACCATTTATTGGTTTAATTATTAACCAGTTCCGTATGAAAATTGGCGTAATGTATGGAGACCCACGCACTACTCCAGGTGGC